TATGCCGGCAGTCTGGGCGGCTTGCCGGAAGAGTTGGCACGGGCTCTTCGAGACGGCGATTGGAACATTGTTGTTGGGTCGTATTTCGGCGATGTGTTCCGCCAGGAAATGCATGTTTTGAAGGCTTTTGAGATACCGAAGCACTGGCTTCGATTCCGTTCTTACGACCACGGCTCCGCTGCACCGTTCGCGGTGTACTGGCTGGCACACGCGACGGAGGATCACACGACAAACGGTCGATTGATCCCGGAGGGCGCGCTGGTTGTTTATCGGGAGTATTACGGCGGTGCCAATAACCGTGGTTTGAAGATGACGGCGGAGGCCATCGCGTCGGAGATCAGGTCGCGCGAGAAATCCGACCCAAAGATTAGCTACGGCGTCGGTGATCCCAGTGTTTGGAAGATCGACGGCGGACCCAGCATCGGCGAGAGGATGCAGAGGATGGGCGTGACTTGGCGGCGGGCTGACAACAGCCGGATTGCGGGCTGGGACGCTCTACGGCGTCGTTTGATGGGCGACGACGGCTTGCCGGCTTTGTTCTTTTTCGAGAATTGCGTGCATCTAATCCGCACGTTGCCGATCCTCACGCATGACCGGCACCGAATTGAAGATGTCGACACGACGATGGAAGACCACGCGGCTGATTCGCTTCGATATGCGTGCATGTCGCGGCCGTATTTGACGCAAGCCCCGGTTGAAGACGAAGACCCTTGGCGGACGCCGACTTTGGCGGAATGGCCAGCGCTGCAACAGCACAAGGCGACGCGAATATGAGTGAGATGCACCGAGCCGCGATCGGGATGTTGAAGCAGTTCATCAATGAGCGAGCACTAGCCGTCGACATGGTCCGAGTGCTGCAAGCCGTTGAGGAAGCCCCCAGCGAAATGCACCGGACCTCAAAAAGGTTGACCGTCCTACGCCAAGAACTGGCGGACATGGAAGACGAGAAAGACAAGCTCGGTGGCACTGTTACCCAGGCGCGCGTTGACGCTGCTGCGCAGTTGGAACAAGAGCGCGCGCATTTGGCGACGGAAACCGAAACCCTTCGCGCTGTGCATGTTGATGAAGAGCAAGCCGCCGCCGTAGTGCGGCGAGAGCGGAAGCTGGATATGGAAGCCGAGGAGGCGCGCCACCTAGCTTCCTTGAACGCAATCCGCGCGCAGATCCGCGTAGCCAAAAAGGAACTTGAAGATGTCGACCAATCAAGAGCTCTTGCAAGCGGCAGTGCGGACGGCGGCGTCAGTGACGGTGGGAAACTACAACGAAAACTGGGCCGACCTCGCGGCAGACGGCGGCTTTACGGGGACGATCAACGAGCGTCTGATGAAGTGGCTCCAGGCGGAAATGAGCAGCACCAACTCGAATCTTCCGGGGCTGAAGGCTGAATTTGCCGCATCTTTATCTAAGGCCCGGTGGGGCGATTTGACGGCCATCGATTGATGGAGCCGATGGTCCCAGCGCCGGAGAGAAAAGGCGCCGAATTTTGGCTTTCTGCCATCGATGAAGCGCGAAAGCGTGAGCGCCCGTGGCGCGAACGTGCGCGCAAAGTCGTCGAGCGCTATCGCGACGAACGATCGAGCACCGACGATAGTGTTCGGATGAATATTTTGTGGTCGAACACCGATGTTTTGATGGCGGCGCTGTACAGCCGAACTCCGACTGCTGACGTGCGTCGCCGCTATATGGGCGACGACGACGCGGCCAGAGACGCGGCTTTAGCTCTAGAAAGGTATCTTACATACAGCCTCGACTCCTACAATTTCGACAGTACAGTTCGCGACACCCTAAAAGACTATCTGTTAGTCGGCCGAGGGACGGCGCGAGTCAGGCTGGAAACCGACACGTACGACCGCGAGGATGTTAGCGAGGAAGTTGCGTATAGCCCCGACGGAATGCCGATGGTGACATCGACGACGGAGTCGGTGGAGGAAATTCTAGACCAGCGCATCATCTGCGAACCCGTTCATTGGGCGGATCTAGTCATTCAACCGGCGCGTTGCTGGCGTGAAGTCGAGTGGATTGCGTTTCGGCATATGCTCGATCGCGACGAATTGAAGGCCCAGTTTGGCGACATCGGCGCGAAAGTGAATTTCACGCATTCTCGGCGTGGCGATGAACGCGACGAGTCCGAGGAACTGACGGAAGGCCGCGCGGAAGTCTTTGAGGTTTTCGACAAGCGGAACCGCCGCCGGATCTTCGTGAGCCATGGAACTGACAAGGTTTTGGAAGAAGAGGAAGATCCGTACGGGCTAACCCATTTTTTCCCAATCCCTGAACCGCTTTATAGCGTCCGCACAACGGATACGTTGATTCCGGTTTGCGAGTACACGCTTTACCAAGACCAGGTTCAAGAGCTTGACTTAATAACGTCGCGGATTTCGGCTCTAACCGATGCGCTCAAGCGCCGGGGCGTTTTCGACGCGAGCATGAAAGAGCTCTCAGAGTTGGCGATGGCCGACGACAACGTCTTCATTCCCGTCGATAATTATAGCTCAATGCTGGAACGCGGCGGGCTTGCCGGCGTGATGGCGGAAGCGCCGATTCAGAACCTAGCCGCTGTCTTGCAGCAACTTTATCAAGCGCGTGCTCTTGTTATTGAGACGATATTTGAGGTCGTTGGAATTTCAGACATTACGCGCGGCGTCTCGGCAGACCGAGAAACGGCGACGACATCCAGAACTAAGGCGTTCTTTGGGTCGTTGCGCTTGGTAAACCGGAAGCGCGAAGTTATCCGGTTCATCCGCGACATTATGCGGTTAAAAGGCGAGTTGGTTGCCGAGCATCTGGACCCGGTGGTTATGGGCGCGGCGACTCAAATCAAAATCACGCCAGAGGTGTTTATGGCGTTGCGTGATGAAATGGGTCGCGGCTACCGCATTGATATTGAAACCGACGATAGCGTCGCCTACGACGAGGCTGCGGAACGGCAGCAACGCATTGAGGTGCTGACGGCTGCGGGTAACTTTATCGGCCAATCCGCCGAGCTTGTTCAGAGCGGTGCGTTACCGTTTGAGGCGGCGAAACAGTTGCTGATGTTCGGCTTGCGTGGCTTCAAAAAAGGCCGCGAGCTTGAAGATTTGTTTGAGAGCCTCCAGCCACCACCGCCGCCGCCGCAAGATCCGGGCGCGACCGACCCAGGAATGCAACTGGCCATTGTCGAACGTGAGGCCCGCGCGAAGGAAGCAGAGTTGCGTGGTCAAATTGAGCAACTGAAAGCCAGCTTGAAAAACCGCGAACTCGATTTGAGAGAGCGCGACATGGTTCAGGACGGCGAGCTTGAAGTCGGTCGCCTCCAGTTGCGCGCGCAAGAAATAGAACAGGCCGGAGAACTCAAACGCGAGGAAATGGCGCTGAAATCCTTAGAACTGGAACAAAACGATGGTTAATTTTACCGTCGGTTCCTACGAGTATGAAACGCCAGACATTGGCGCCTATAGCCCCCCTCCAGGCGCGCCTCCGATTGGCGCTCCCGGTTCTTTCCCCGCCAAAACAATTGGGCCTGAGGAACTAAACTATGCCAAGCTATTACAGAACACTTACTCGAATGAATTGAGCGGTGATGTAAACGCTGGCCAACGCGCGTATCAGTTCTACGCGAACCGTGACGAGCAACAGAATACTCTTGGCCGATCGTTGCTTGTCGATCCGGCGGACGACCCTTCGTTTTATCGTGGGCTAGACCCGACCGACCCAGGGTCTGGGCAGGTCTTGTCCGACATTTTAACGAAAGCGGGTCGCGAACTTAGTAATAGCAAATATAAAAACGAAGACCTTTTGGCGAAAGACGTGGGCAAGGAGTTGTCCCAGCTAAACAATTATTTAGACGGCGGGGCAGTATCCCGCGCCGGCCTTACCGCTGCCCTTATGGGGCTGGGCCTCACACCGTCGGAAGCCGGAACCGAGCGCACCGGCAAAGAATCGGTGGGGCAAAATTTCCTCGATCAAATGTATACCAGTTTTGACGAATCTGATTCCAGTTCGGACGCATCACCGCCCGGAGACGCTGGGCCTTTCGGCGAGGGTTACAAATCCTTTGGAGATTATTTCTCTGGGTTCGGGGACAATATGAACAAAGTCGC